ATACTGAAAGTCAGGAGTTTATTGATTATATTGGTGATATATTAATTGAATTATTAGATAAACAGCTAAAAGAGGGAAAGGTAGAATTTAAGAATGATTAATGAAAGAATAGAACTTACAATACTGAGGAACTTATTTTATACAGAAGCATTTGTAAGAAAAGTATTGCCATTTTTAAAACCAGATTATTTCTCTAATAGAATTGAAAAATTGTTATTTGAAGAAATTGAAAGATTTGTTGACAAATATAAAAATCCACCAACAAAAGAAACTATACTAATAGAACTTGGTCAAAGAAAAGATATAAACGATACAGAAATAAAATCGTTAAAAGAACTTTTAAATATAATTACACAAGATAGTGAAAAACCAGATTTACAATGGTTGTTTGATAATACAGAAAAGTTTTGTAAAGATAGAGCTGTACATAATGCAGTATTAGATGGTATTAAAATCTTAGATAAGAAAGATACCAAAAGAACACCAGAGGCAATACCAAGTATATTAGCAGACGCATTAGCAGTTAGTTTTGATAATCATATAGGACACGATTACATAGAAGACTCAGAAAGTAGATTTGATTGGTACCATACAAAAGAAAAAAGGTATCAATTTGACTTATCTTATATGAATAGAATTACAAAAGGTGGTGTACCACCTAAAACTCTTAACATTGCTCTTGCAGGCACAGGTGTTGGTAAATCTTTGTTTATGTGTCATTGTGCCTCTCATTTTTTATCACAAGGTCAAAATGTATTGTATATAACTTTAGAAATGGCTGAAGAAAGAATTGCTGAAAGAATTGACGCAAACTTATTAGATGTTTCTATGGATGATTTACACGTAATGCCAAAAGATTTATATGAAAATAAAATTACAAAGCTAAGAAACAAAACTGCTGGTAAATTAATTATTAAAGAATATCCAACAGCATCAGCACACGCAGGACATTTTAGAGCTTTATTTAATGAACTTGCATTAAAGAAATCATTTAAACCAGATGTAGTTTTTATTGATTATTTAAATATCTGTTCTAGTAGTAGATTTAAAGGTGGTAACATATCATCATATTTTTTTGTAAAGGCAATCGCTGAAGAACTAAGAGGTCTTGCTGTAGAATTTAATGTGCCTGTGTTTAGTGCAACACAAACAACCAGAACTGGTTTCGTTTCAACAGATATTGGTTTAGAAGACACGTCTGAAAGTTTTGGTTTACCAGCAACAGCAGATTTTATGTTTGCTCTAATTAGTAGTGAAGAATTAGAAGCATTAGGTCAAATGAAAGTTAAACAACTAAAAAACAGATATAATGACCCTAGTATAAATCGTGCATTTATTATTGGTGTTGATAGAGCTAAAATGAAATTGTATGATGTACAAACTTCAGGTCAAAATATAGTAGATAGCGGACAAACAAAAGAAGATGTGGTAAAATCATCTTACGATAAGTTTTCTGATTTTAAAATATGATAAAAGAATATTTTTCTACACCAATTTTTGAAACATTGATTAAAATTGATAATTTTAGTTTAGTAAATTTTTGTTATGAAAAATCAAAAGAACCAGGAGTTGTTAAATCTAATATTAATGGATTTCAAAGTGATTTATTAGATTTTAAAGAACCTATATTACAAAATCTAATAATGAATATATTATCAAATTGTGTTGAGATAACAAGTTATTATAATGCAAAAAAAGAATTAAACGCAATATTGCAAAGCATATGGATTAACATTAATCCAAAAGGTGGTTCAAATACTCCTCATCATCACCCAGCAAGTTATGTTTCTGGAGTTTATTATGCAAAAACTCCTCAAAATTGTGGTAGATTGGTGTTAGAACATCCAGCAATCAATTATGATTATCATAACAATAAACACACTATATCAGAATATAATGATAAAAATGCAGCTAGACTTTTTATAACCCCACAAGTAGGCAAATTAGTTTTGTTTCCTAGTTGGGCTAGACATTATGTAGAACCTAATGTTTCAAATGATGATAGAATATCATTAGCATTTAATGTGGGATTCGATTAAGGAGAAAAAATATGTCAAAAAAGCAAAAGGTTAAATTTCATAGAGGTGACCGTAGACCAAGGCAAGATAAAGAATATCCTGAATTGTCTTATATTACAAAGATGAAGAAAAAAAGACGTAAGATAATATGGCAAGTAATCGAATCACCAGAAAATATAGTCATATCTGAACACTTTTTTGAAGAAGACGCACAAAGAATAGCTGATTTTCAGAATAAACATAAGGTTTGGCAAAATAATGGTGGTATACCAAGGTTCCTTTTTATAAGAATATAGGTTGCCTTTCTCTCATAAATATGTTATAATAAGAGAGAAAAAAATGGCTTACACTGTATTTCCAAAATCTGCTAAAGAAATTAGAAGTCTTAAAACAGACAAATCTAAGATAAATGAGATATTGTCTTTATATAAGTATTTGACTTCAAAATATAGACAAGTAGATACACCTATCAATATTGATCCTAATAAAATTACAACTGTAAATGTAAGTAGAGATTTACAAGGATTAACAGAAATTAATAATATAAAGACACAATCAAAATTATCTGCCATTAAAATAAAGTTTGGTAATGGTTCAAAAGGTGGCCGTGGTGTTAATAATAAGGGTAACTTATTTGAAAATCAATATGCAACAGCTTTACAAGATTATCACGCTGGTGAAGATATAAATGATAAAAGTTTAGTACCATCAATTGAGGGTTTATATAAAATGTATAAACTTGGTAGATATAAAAATTTACACGTTAAACAAGATGGTGATTTAAATGTAAGAAGACCATTAATATTTGGACCTGATATAGTAATGAAAGCGTCAGGTCAACAAGGTAATAATTTAGGTCCTATCGTAACAGATATTACTTTAAGGGATAAACCAGGCGGTAATCCTGTATTATATTTAAGTTTAAAACTTGCAGGCACAACTACTTTTTTTAATGTGGGGGTAAAAACAATATTAACGACACAAGAAATTAAATCAGGCACTATTAAAAATCCAAATGGTAATAGAATATTAAAAATGTTTGGTATTGATAAAGACGATTTTTGCGAAGTATTTAATGGTACTATGAAAAAAGGTTATAGTGTTAATATGTGGCCTAAGATGAGTAGTTTACAAAAAAACCAATTAGAAAAACTATTACAATCTGGTATAGGTTACGGCTATCACGTTATACACAAATTGGGTGGCATAGTAAAATCTACAAAGATAGATGAGGCATATATGAGAAATGCAGCTAGACCACAATCACTTACAGTATATTATGGTGGTAAAGGTGGTGCAGGTAAAAGAATTGATATGGAGATTATAACTGGTAAATATGAACTAAAATTAAATATTAGAGATACGCAAGGCGGTGATGGTTACCCTACAAGATTAATGGGTGACTTTAAGTATCTTTAGTTATAAATAGTAGTATTGACAATTTAGATGGAAAGTGTGATTATATTAATGGAACAAATGAGAGGACAATGTTTAGTTTTAAGGGATTTATTACAAAGGGTCAGAATACCCATTTAGAACATTTAGAGGATTCTATAATAGATAGAGGCTCTAAAGGCGGTAAAGACGCTGTAATGTTTTTAAAATCTGTAAAGAAAATGCTTACAGGTAACATAGGTGGTAGACTTAATGTTACTGTAAAGTGGGACGGTGCGCCTGCTGTATTTTGTGGTATCAATCCAGAAAACGGCAAATTCTTTGTAGGCACAAAATCAATCTTCAATAAAAATCCTAAAATCAATTATTCAACTGGTGATATAATGAAAAATCACTCTGGTGAATTAGCAAACAAATTAATAGTATGTTTAAGAGAACTTAAAAAATTAGGTATTAATGGCATATTACAAGGTGATTTGTTGTTTACACAAGGTGATGTAAAAACACAATCAATAGACGATAAACAATATTACACATTTACACCAAACACTATTACATATGCTGTAGATACAGATAGTGATATAGGTAAAAGAATTGCAAGAGCAAGATTGGGTATTGTATTTCACACTTCATATTCAGGTTCAAAAATGGATAGTTTATCAGCAAGTTTTGGTTCATTAACTAGAATACCAAAATTAAGCTCTGTATTTGTTACAGACGCTACATATAGAGATACTTCAGGCTCAGCAACATTTAATAAAAGTGAAATGGCACAGTTTGATGGTATTATAAGAATGGCCGAAGGCTCTTTAAGTAAAGCAGCCGTAATTTTAAATCAGTTTGACGTTTCCGATCCACTATCTGTGGGTTTTAGATTAAAAACTTTCTTCAACTATTATGTAAGAAACAATAGTGAACAATCAAAAGTAAAAGAATTAGTTAGAATGTTTAGAGATTATTACGAAAACATTTTACAACAAGAAATAGACGCTGTGAAAAGAGAAGATACAAAAATGAAATATAGAAAAATAATGGAACAAGGTTTAACTTTCATTGATAGAAACCAACAAGGTTTATATTTTTCTATTGCAAGTCATATGAGTTTACAAACAGCAAAGAATTTTTTAATTAGAAAATTAAATCAGATACAATCAATTGGTCATTTTATTAGAACACCTGATGGTTTTAGAGTAACAAATCCTGAGGGTTATGTTGCTGTAGATAGAGTTAGAGGTGCAGTTAAACTTGTAGATAGATTAGAATTTAGTAGAGCAAACTTTAATATTGCAAAAGATTGGGTAAAAGGATAATGAATATTATTTTGATAGGTGGTCCAGGTTCAGGCAAATCTACTTATGCCAAATTTATAATAAAAGAATTTGGTATAGATCATATCTATCCAGGTGAACTATTAAGAAAAGAAAAAGAAAAGGGTGGAGAGATTGCTAAACGATTATCTGATTTAGGTAAAGGTGCTTTTGCTCCAAATGATATAGTTTTAAAACTTGTAAAGGACGCCGTTGCTAAAGCTAAAAATGGTTTTGTATTTGATGGCTTTCCAAGATATATGCAACAAGTTAGAGATTTAGAAAAAGAAGGAATTAAAATAGATAAAGTGGTTTATTTAAATGTAAGTCCTGAAGAAGTTATTAGAAGACTTACAGCAAGAGGAAGAGAAGATGATAAACCAGAGGTTATTAAAAATAGAATTGCTTTATATAAAAAAGAAACAGGTCCAGTTGTAGAATATTACAGAAAGAAACCTGGTTTTATTGAAGTAAAAGCTGAGGGTGGTGAACCTGAAGAAATTGCTAAAATGATTATTAATAAGTTAAAACAAAAAACATTTAAAGAAATGAAAGAATTTATAAAAGAAGGAGTTTACGATCCAGGTATATTTAAGGCTTTCTTTTTAGCAGGTGGACCAGGTTCTGGTAAAACTTTTGTAACTCAAACAGCATTTGCTGGCACAGGTTTAAAAATAGTAAACTCAGACGCAGCTTTTGAAATAGGTTTAAAAAAGGCAAATTTATCTTTAAGTATGCCAGGCGAAGAAGAATACTTTAGAGATATAATTAGAAGACGAGCTAAAATGACAGCTGCAACACAATTAGATACTTATGTAAATGGAAGATTGGGTTTAATTGTTGACGCTACAGGTAGAGATTTACAACTTGTTCAAAGACAACACGGTATGCTTAAAGCATTAGGGTATGATTGTTATATGGTTTTCGTAAATACAAGTTTAGATGTTGCATTAGAAAGAAATGCTAAAAGAAGTAGAACAATTCCAGATTACATTGTAAAGAAAAGCTGGGACGGCGTTCAAGCAAACATTGGTGCTTTTCAAAGAATTTTTAGTCCAAATAAAATGTTAATTGTAGATAATAATAGAAGTGAACAAGAGTTAGTCACACAAACTCTAAATAGTTGTGCTAGATTTATTAGAAATAATTTGAGTAAACAACCAGATAATCATATTGCTAAACAGTGGATTAAAAAAGAATTAGAGGCGAGAAAAAGAATATGAAAAACTTTAGACAGTTAAAAGAAAGTATTATAGATATACCTCGTAAAACTTATGCACCTGGTGTATTTGATGACGCTGATACACAAAATCCTAAAATAAAATCTAGTGTAAAAGAATTAATTAATTCTCAAATAAAAGAATTTGAAAAAGAATATCCAGTTTTGAAAACATCATTAATAGGTTCAATCTTAACAAAAAGGTATAGAAATGACGCTGATTTGGACATTAATATACTATTTAATGTGCCGAAAGAAAAACAAGAAGAAGAAAGGGTAAGACTTTCTCAAAGATATTTGTCTGCTAAAAATCCTGATAACATACAAGGTAAAGAAATACCAGGCACAAAACACCCTATTAACTTTTATTTTATTACAGATAAAAAAACATATCAGGAACAAGAAGACAAAGCAGACGCTGTATTTGATATAGAAAATAATAAGTTTATAAAAAGACCAGATGATTTTGTTTTTGATCCAAAATTATATGTAAAAGAATTTGAAAGAAAAGTACAAGAATTAGATGTAATTAAAGGTGAATTAAAAAGAGATATAATTGATTATGATGAATTAAAAGAATTACAACCAGATGATATACTAAACTTACAAGATAAAATTAATGATAAGTTAGAAGAAATAGAAGATGGCATTAATGACATAATTAAAGTTGGTGATACAGTTGACGCAGAAAGAAGAGCTGCGTTTGATAAAGATATGTCGCCAGATGAGATTAGACAGTTTGGTATTAAAAATAGATTACCTAAAAATGTTATCTATAAGATGTTAGAAAAATATCATTACTTAAAATTCTATAAGAAGTGTAAAAAGATTTTAGATGATGGAGAAGTAACAGACGCAGAAATAGATTCATTAAAAACAGAAGCAGTAACTTTAGATAGTATTAAACAGGCCGCTAAAAGATTTGCAAAAGGTGTTTATGACAAATTAAAAAGAATGGCAACTACTAAACAAAGATATGAATATGCAGCTAAAGTTTTACAAGATGTGATTGATAGAAAAGAAGTAGAAAGAGCAAGAGAAGGATTACCTTTAAGACACGATATTGGTTATTATGCAGCTGCTGTTGCTGATACTTTCCACGATATTGATCCAAAAAAATTAGTTACAATGGTAAAAGAAGATTTATATTCAGACGATAATCCTAGTGATACAGTAAAAGGCACAGGTTATGGTGATGAAGAAACAGCCAAAAAAACATTAAACATTATAAAGAGTGTTGATAAACAAAGACAAATGCAAATTGTTAATACTTTATATAATAGAGCAAAACACCACACTAATCAAACAGCAGGTATGAGGGCTGCAATGAACATATTTAAAAAATGGATTGAAGATAATAAACAAAATGAAATGGTAACTGAAGCTGCAGGTAAATCAGTTGCTTTTGCTTTTGGTAGATTTAATCCACCAACTATTGGACACGAGAAACTAATTAAAAAAGTTGCAAGTACACCAGCAAATGATTATAGAATTTATTTAAGTAGAAGTGAAGACCCACAAAAAAATCCATTATCACCTACACAAAAACTTTCTATAATGAAAAAGATGTTTCCACAATATTCATCTAAAATAATGATTAATAAAACAAATATGGTTTTAGATTTGGCAACTGATTTATATAACAAAGGTTTTAGAGAAATTAAAATGGTTGCAGGTTCAGATAGAGTTAGAGAATTTGAAACAATATTAAAAAAATATAACGATCAAAGAAATAGACACGGTTACTATAACTTTGATAAAATAGAAGTGGTGTCTGCTGGCGAAAGAGATCCAGACGCTGAAGGAGCTACAGGTATGAGTGCTAGTAAAATGAGAGCTGCAGCTGCCAAAGGTGATTTAAATAGTTTTAAACAAGGATTGCCTAGAGGTGTGAACGCAGACGATATTATGAAACAAGTTAGAAAAGGTATGAGATTGGCAGCTAGTTATGCCTACGATCAAAAAGCACAACCAATTGCTAGCTTAGAACAATTTGAACAACAACAAATTAGAGATTTATATATTAGAGAAATTATCTTTAATATAGGCGACAAAGTAGATTATGTTAAAGAAAATGTTGAAGGTACTGTAGTTAGAAAAAGTACCAACTATATTGTCGTAGAAGATACAAATGGTAACTTACATAAAGCTTGGATATGGGATTGTATTCCAAAAGCTTCTGATAAAGAAGTAGCATTAAGAGAATATAATTTAGATATTGATTATGGCTTTAAGGCTGTATCTGAGAAAAAAGATGATGGCCATACAGATAGTTTACCACAAGATAGAGATGTTAAAAAACAAAAAGGCACACAGCCTAAAAAATATTACAAAGATTTGTCTAAATCAGAAAAAGAAAAAAGAGCTGCACATTTTAGAAATACAGATACAACTAAAAATGTAAATACACCAGCTCCTGGAGATAAAGACACAAAAACTAAACCTAGTAAACATACTCAAAAGTTTAAAAAGATGTTTGGTGAATTAAAAGTTGATTTAGCGGATGCTTGTTGGAAAGGTTATAAACAAGTCGGAATGAAAAATAAGAATGGAAAACAGGTACCAAATTGTGTACCTGAAGCATATGAAATTGGCGCTGATTGGGCTAATCATACAAAAGAAATTACACCTGGTGAAACACCAGACGCAAAACCAAAACCTGTAGGAAGTCAAGCAGATGACGAAAAAAAGAAGAAAGAACTACATCCAGGTAATGAAGAAATTACTCAAAAAGATATAGAGGAATGGGCAGCTGCAGGTGAAACAATACATAAATATAGGGAACGATATGGCGAAAACTATCAATCTAAGATTGATGAAGTAAAAGCTAAAATGTTATCGTTTAAAGATTATGTTAAAATTTAGTGAATATAAAGATAAAATAAGTAAAAGTGTACATTATCACGTAGAAAATAATATACCATTTGCTGAAAATATCTATAGAGTACATAGTGAAGAATTTTACAGGTTGTTTAGAGAAGCAAGAGAGTTATATAAAGAAGGCGCTCTTGTTGATTTAACAGAATGGGATAAGATATTATTGGAAACTGATATTGGTGAGTTTGATGAGTACGAAGGACAAAAAGTACCACTAGACTGTCCAATACAAGAAGAAGATGAAAAAAATCCACCGTTGAATAAACCAAAAAGAGGTGGACCTAAAAAGTTTTATGTATTTGTCCGTGATGGTGATAAGATTAAAAAAGTCACTTGGGGCGATACGACAGGATTATCAGTTAAGTTAAATAATCCTGAGGCTAGAAAATCTTTTGCAGCTAGGCACAGATGTGACCAGCAAAAAGATAAAACAAAAGCCGCATATTGGGCTTGTAATTTGCCGAGATATGCAAAAAGTTTAGGAATGAGTGGTGGTGGAAACTTCTATTGGTAAACCATACTCAGACCAATTAAATTTGTTCGACAATAGTTTTGTTAGAACGTTTGATGATAAAGTTGATAATGATGAATTAGTTTGGCATAGAGATAGAAAAAGTAGAACTATTAAAGTGTTAAACGGCAATGATTGGAAGTTACAATATGATAATCAGTTGCCAATTGATTTAATAAATGGTAAAAAGTATTTTATTGCAAAGGAAACTTTTCATAGAATACACAAAGGAAAAGGTAAACTAGAATTAGAAATAATAGAGGAATAAAATGAGTTATAAAAAAGTATTTACAGAAGCTTATAGAGATGTTGTGAAGAATGCTATGTTAAAAGAGCAAGAAGCAAATAAACTATTAGAACAAGAAAAAGACCACGAAATTTCAATGGCGAGAGGTGAGTTAGAAGCTATCGCTGATAAAGCAATGAAACTATCCTCTATGTTACAAGGTAAATCAGACGAGGGCAATCCACTAGAAGCTTGGGTGCAATCTAAAATTACAAAAGCAAAAGACTATATTAATTCAGTTGCAGATTATATGGAATACAATCCAGATATGGCAAACGAAGAAACAATTTTAGAGTACACACAACAACAAATTAAACAAGCATACGGCATATTAAACGATCCTAGATACAAAGGTGGTAATTATGATGGTGCTGTTAAAGCAATTGAAAAACTTGCAAAAGGTTTATCAAATCATCCAGATGTAAAAAATGCTTTAAAAAGAGCAAATGAAGA